CAGCTAAAGAAGAAACTCCCATTTTATTTTATTATATATAAAAGAAAATTTTTTATTTTAAAATACGAAAATAAATAAATAATTTTACGAATGTAAAACAGTATATTTATTTTTAAAATTATTAAGCAAACGAAGTAGAACCACCTACTGTAGTTTGAACTTTTGTTCCTACACCAACCACCGCAACTTTTGTAATAGGAGACCACGGTATAATTTTATTTGAGTCGTATGCCACACCACTAACCTGGGCGTTTCCTGAGTATGTATTATTAAAATTACCATCTACCTGTGTAAAAGGACCATATTTTAGTCCATATCTATGGTCTACGTATAACACCACTTGCGCACGCCCAACTCTATTCATAGGAACACCTGATGTGCTAAACGGTTTATTAGCTAATGGTACTACATAAACCGGAGCCCCACCCGCGGACATTAAACCAAAATCTGGTCCAGTTTTAATTAGAGTATTTGCGGGAATTCTTCCAGATGTTTCGCTTCCTAACTTAACTTCTACCGAATCTAACCAACCCGAAAGAATACCTCTCATATTAGAACCATCTCCGCGAGATAATAAAGTAGTGTCTGCATGACTATAACCTGTGAATGCAAATAGATCGGCTGCATGCAAAATAGGAGTATTTCCAAATAATCCCAGATACACCGGCGGCGTGGAGCTGCTGCCTTGTGGCTGCGTCGCCGTCCATCTTTGATTTATATCAGGTGTTATATTATATTGATTGCCCGTGAAAGCGGTCGTATCGTAATCACCTGCTTCAGCCAATTGTAAAGAAGTATCAAGAGGAGAAATAGAGATAGAACCATCAGAACGATGTGGGGATGCAAAAGCAGAAATAAGCAAATGCGAAGCGTTTAAATCAAAAGAAGTTAAGTCTATTGTTACAGGGATTGGACTTGCATCTACCTTAGTTACTAAAGTTGGTGCTACGTGGTTTGCCCCCCTACCCCATCCAGGTATATCCAAGGCGACATTCCAGCTCCACTCATCTGATGGTTCGAAATGTAAATTAGATGTACCAACAAAAGGCGTCGCGTTATCACCGAATGTTATAGTTTCTCCTTTATTTATTTCTCTAACTACACTCTGAGATGTAGTAACTACTCTATTTACTATATTGTTCTTAAGAAATTCAGTTTCAGTTTCTGTGAAAACATGGTCCTTAACTGTTAACCAGCTTCGGTAAGTTTTCAACCAATTTTTTTGTGAAGTGGGATCTCTTATTACAGCGGTCGACCCGATACCGAAGGTTCCTTCCGGACTTTGATGCGTTGTTATAAATTGTACACCACTCGACGGAAACAACTGATTATAATATACTATTATTTTAGTATTATTTTTAATAGCACCCGATTGTAGAAAACTGTTATGCATGTCAATAGTTCTACCAGTTACAGGCAAAGAAAGTGTAAATGTATATTCAGAACCTTTTACAATTAACATTTGGTTATGAGTTTTTTTCGACAAAAGTTTATTCAGGTCTGAATGAACGCCGGTATCACTTCGAAAGCCTCGACAGGTGCTATAAGGTCCTTCATAATTATTTTTAAATTGATTATCAACTCCGTTATTTAACCAATCGTCTAAAGTAGTTGTACACTGTTCTGTTAGATTTCTCATAAAGATTTCTTGTGGTAATATAGTCTGGTGAAGATGACCCCCTACAATAACTTCTATTTTATTTATAATAGACAGTAAAAAGTCTTTTGGTAATAAAGAAGTCCCCAACTCCGTCAAAAGATAAGGATCCGGTGTGTTCTCCAAGCCGGAGGTGCTTGAATCGCCGACAGCCGCCATCTTAGCTGTATTCATAACATTGTCATCAAACCTTATGGACATAGAAAGATCCATACCGCTAATTGCATCAATATCTGATTCAACAAAAAAAGTATCTTGATTAAGTGTGCTAGTCGGTAAAGTATCCTTTGGTAAAGATTTAAGACTGCCATGTATTGTACTTAGACCAGTACCATTGATATACTCAATTTGACACTTTGAAAGAAATTCAGATTCTATAACTTCGTCGGGCTCTGGTTTATTTGCTCTGCATACAGATTGTGCTCCGGTAGAATTAAATGTTCTAGGCGTTATCGAACTGAGACCCATTTATTATTTATTAAATATAATATATTTTTTTTTTAAACGTTTAATATCAAAATTTAATAAAGTATATATTATTAATTTAAAATGAATTATGGCTGTAATGTTGCTGATCTAATGAAGAAGCCAGAGTCTACTCCTGAAGAAGAGTCACGCGCTCTGCGTGCAGAGACGTATTCGCCTTCTAGAGATCACCTTCAAGACTTAACTAGAGAAGAAACTGATAGAAAAGTAAGATTTGAAGACCAAGAATTACAGGGTATTATTTCCAATAATGTTTCAACTTTAAATTCATTAACAGAAAGAAAAAATATTAATTTGGGTCTTCTTATTCTAACAATTAATTTATTATTAAATACAAATGCTATAAAAGAACTTGTATTTAATTTATTGCCACAAGCAATGACCTCTGCAACAGAATATAATTTATTAGGAACTTTATTATCAGGATTTATTATAAGTGTTTTAGTTATTCTTTTTATTTCTTATTACTACTAGGCCCTTTAAAGGGAGCTTTTCCAGTTATATTATTTTCCATGCGTTCTAGCATATTAGAAATACTAAAATTTACAGGTTTAGATATATCTTTAGATTTTGGTGTTTTCCATTCTAATACACTTTGAAGAGTAGTAGTCAAAGGTATGAAATTAGAATTATAATCTCTACAACAACCATGGTTACCGTCTCTTTCTGATCTACATTTCTGACAAAAACCAGAAGGTGTAAGACGAAAGAATATATGATTATTAGTGTGAAAATCATCAATGTTTTGACAATATTTACTCTTAGAATCTATAATATACATTGAATGGTCTTTAACTTTTAATACATGTCTTATGTCTTCAAAACGATAACCACTTACGTAATTTCTAAAAAATTTTTCAATTGCTTTATATTCCTTAGAGTCTTTTTGAATCTTAGTAAACCCACTTTTTACAGATACATCTTCGTCTTCTGTTTCTTCATATTCTGGTAGATTTATAATTGGCGTTATATCTGTCGCGTTACTTCTAATAGAAGTATTTTTTACAGACAATATAGTGTCATTTATGTATAAATCCGTAGTTTTTACATCATATTTATTACCGTTGTAAATACTTTTGATGATATAGACTCTATTTTCATATTCTTTATTACCATCTGAATAACTACATTTATCAGAACCTAAAAGTCTTAGACCGTTTTGTTCATATACACACTTGTCTACTATCTTTTCCCAAGAATCATAAAAGTTTTCATTTTTACCAAAAATAGTAGTAAGTCTAACAACAAGAAGCTTTCTAATTCTCAGAGCAATTTTTTTATCTACTAAAATTTCAGGCCAATGAAGATGATATCCTTGTTTAATGTATCCTATGTTTTCTCTCTTTACTATTTTATTTACATCTGTACCCGAAACAATACACATCGCAGTCTTATTGTAAATGTCATTTATACAATCCTGGATGCAAATGATGTACTCATTAATATCTATAATAGTTTTACAAAGAAAGTCAAAGTCTATAAAAAGTTTAAAAATTTCTGTTTTTCTCTCTACAATACAGTTTTTACATTTTATATACTTAGCATACATTTCTTGAAAAGTATCATAGTCTTCTGATAGATCTAGTTTTCCACCATCTAGCATAAAATGAGTAACATTTTGTACAGTAGAATCTTTTACTATCTTATTACATGACATTAGCCAGTTTTTAAGAGGATTAGCCATTTATAATTTATAATTAAATTTAATCTCTAAATTATTTCTAAGCATTAAATTTTATAGTAATCTCATGCTTATTAGTAATAACTCCTTTTACAGCACTTGGTGATAAAACTACTCGTTTTCCTTTCTTTTTAGAACCCATCGTATTGTTCATGTCAGAATCTATAAGTCTAATATTAGATGTAGCATATTCTAAAATTTTATTTTCTATAAACCATCTAAAAAAATTCAATTGTCCAACTGTAGAAATTATATACTCACTTGATATAATTTCATTATCTGTTAATTCTTTCCACTTAAGAGTATTACAGTTAATTAAGATTCTTTTTTGTCTACAGAAAGGATCAAAAAATTTTTTAGAATATGCTTTAAGTTGATTTTTGTAGTCTAGATATATATTAAAATAAATTACTTCATTTTCTCGATACAAAGGATAGATAATGTTATATTTTTTAGCATAATTAGTAACTAACCAATCTAAAAGTCGAAGACTTAATGGAGTGTTTTGGTTAAGTATATCTTTAAGAAGTTCCATTTTGTTTTTATAATAACAGACGAGGAAGTTAATTAGAGTCTCCTCTTTATGTGTAAAACCCATTAATAATTAAATATTTATATCTTTAAATTTATTTAAAGCTGTATGGATATATAGTATAAACAATAAATGTTGTCTCTAGTAGATAATGATAAATATAAAGAACAGGTAATTTTTTTAATTAATAATTCTGTATGTGGATATAATTCATATACATTTCCTGGTCAAAATTTTGTAAATATAGAAAAAAAGAATCTATTTAAACTTAAAAAATTTGAATACTTTTGTTATAAAAAAAATACTGTTAATACGAAAAGAGCTGTTTTGTTTACATTTATAGATCACAAGGCTGAAAATAAATGTGTAATTATACTAAAAGATTTTACCATGTATGAGATTCAAGAAATTAATCTTTTTGAAGAATACTACAGAGGGTCTCTCTTTGATATCTCATTTGATTTGGAAAAAGAAGAAATAGTTATTTACGACACATTAATGATAGCGGGTAATTTATGTCTCAGAAAGACATTTGTAGATAGAATAACAGATGCATCTGAATTTATACACAATATTAGTTGTAACATTTCAATTCGTCTTACTGAATTTAAAAACGGAACTTACGAACTTGAAGAAAATGATGAATTGTTTATGGTTCCTAATAAACTGCCTATAATCAATGGAATTAATTATTCTGCATTCAAGTGGAAACCTTCTGAAAATATCACATTTAGTCTTCAAGTAAAAGAAAATCTTGAAAATCTAGATATATTTACAACCAATTTTAAAGTTCTAAAGAAATTTGCTATAATTCATTCTGAAGTTCCCGAAGGAAAAGAATACATTGATAAAATTAAAAGTCTAGAAGATTACAAAAATGAATGTATCATTGACGTAAATATTAAAAATAATCTTATAGACATTCTGAATGTTAATAAAATTAAGACATTTCCTAATAATATTAGATCTATTGAAAAAATTATTAAGATCAAAGAAGAAGATTTAAAGTATACAGAACTAGTTAGCTGTTTCACCTAGTTCTATACATTGTAAAATGTATAAGAATATATTAAGTATATCAAGATAAATATTTATAGATGCAATAATAAAATCTTCTTTAAAGTAAATTTTATTATCGCTAGAGGTTACTTGATTAATATCGTACAAGAGTAAACATGAAAACAATGTTGAACCAAAACCAGATATAATCAATTGTAAAAATGTACTAAATATAAATAAATTAATAAGTGTTAAACTTACAAGACTAATTAACGAAATGTATAAATAATTATAATAACTACTAATGTCAGCAAATAATGAAATTAATAAAATACCAAATACATCTATGCATGTAATCCCTGTTGCAAGAGCTAATGTGTTTGATTCTACAAAAGCTATAGAATTAGATACAAGATAAGATGAACTACATGAAAATAATATTAATAGTACATAGTTCATAGGAAAACTTTTAAATATATCATAACAACATGATGCTGAAAATATAGTAAATAATGAGGTAAAAAGACTTAATCCAAAAAGACCTCTTCCATAATCAGTATAAAAGAAGTATTCTAAATTATAGTATTTAAAAGAGAATATAAAATACATTAACGTAAGTAATTGAAACTGAACACACATAAAGACTTTTGTGACAAATGTTTTTCTTTCTATAGTTGTCATATTAGTCTCGATTATTTTACCTTCTAATATAGGAACAGCTACACTAGGATTCATATTAACTCATTATTATAATAATTTATTATTTAAATGAATTAATTAAAAACTTAGAAAAGACCGAAGCGCGACTTGCGGGCCATGCGCTTCTTGTACGCCTTGCGCGCGGCGATGGCCTTCTTAGTCATCTTGAGCTTGCGACCCTTGCGAACCTGCTTCTTCGCGCGGCGTACTTGGCGGCGCTTGAGAGCCTTCTTGGCAAGGACGTGGCCCTTACGACGAAGGACGGCAGCTGGGACGTAGTTACGACCCGACTTGGTCCGGTAGTAGAGACCACCGTTGGCGCCACGATGAAGCTTACGCTTGCGACCACGGACAACAACGTAGGCCATCGATTTGGGGAGCTTGCGGACACCGTGGCCGCGCTTTGGCTTGCGACCGGGCGACTTCTTAGCGCGGCGCTTCTTACCGAAAAGTGAGAGACCAAATTCCATATTTATTTTTAATATATATAAAAGAAAAAAAAATAATTTAAATTAAAATTTTAATTAATTTGGAAATTACATTTTCTTTAAAATCGTGTCTATTCAAAAATTCTAGAAGATTGTTTTTATTAATAGGTTTTTTACAGAATTTATCAGGAATTTCATAATCAAAATTTTTAAATATATCCCGAGCTACTACATATTTAAAATTATCGGCTGATTTTTCGGTTTTTTCTATTATATTTTCAATTGTTGTGTGTTTTTTAATAAGATTGAAAGCAGTAACTGGTCCTATTTGACTTATAGTTTCAGTATAGTCGCAACCAGATAGAATACAGAAATCTACAAACATATCGGGAGTCATTTCAAAATCTTTAAGAACTCTTTTTGTGTCTATCATTGTTAAATTTTTATTAATAGAAGTCTTAATTATTTTTTCACATCCAAATGTAATAGCGTCTGTATCATCTGTAATTGTGTAATCTACAAGACCATTCTTTTGAAGAAATGCGCAATATTTTTCAGCGTCGTGTGGTGCATTACAATAAGGAATTCCGGACTTTTCAAGTAGTTCTTTGCATTCTTCAATATGAATCTTTTTAATAACTATTAACTGAGAATTAATCTTTTCAATTTCTTCTTGTATTTGTCTGTTTTCTTCATCGGATTCTGGAACTTTCTCTCTTAGTTCTTCAAGTCTAACATATAGTTTTTCTTTTGCAGCATGTCTCTTCTCTATTGTACTTTTCTTAGCTTCAGGTGGCACGCCATCAAAAACAAAAACTGGTAGAATACCGTTCATAAGATAAAATTTTATTCTGTTAGCAAGTCCTATCAAATGTGAATTTGGAACTTTTGATGCATATTTAAATTTATACAAAAGAATGCTGCAATCGATTGCTACAATAGAATTCTTAATTTCTGATATATTAAAATCACGCGTAGACTCTGGAGAAACTTTCTTAAGCATTGTGTTAAGGCCTCTAATACCCATTGTTATATGACGTATCTATTATTCTTTTAAGTAATATCTTTTTTTGCAAATTCTCAACTTGAATTAATCTCTGAATGAATAACCAGATAGTATTACATCCGAGTCTCCTTCTGGTTCTGTTAGATCTAGAGTTTTTTTCTTTTTCTGAAACTTAGGATGATTTTCTATTCCAACTTCTCTATAATGTTCTACATCTTTCCAAAATTTTTCAAGAATAGGTAAATTTTTATTAAGCCATCTTTGATCTTTATAAACTCTTACAATATTCATATAATCAGGGGGTTGATACTCTATAAAATCTGCAACTTCTAAATCACAGATAAATAAATTTAATTGTACTTGTGGTAGATAATATTCCGGTATCTTTCCTGCATTAATCTTTCTTCTATAAGGACATTTAACTTCTAAAAGAATAGGTGGCCTATCATTTTTATTACTTAATGAAATACCATCGGGAGATCCTGCCAACCAATAGTAGTCTTTATTTTTATGAACATCTTCGTGTGATATAAGACCAAAATTATAATTTGTCTGACCAGTAAGTTCACAGTATTTATCTATAGCCTGATCTTCATATTTTTGTCCATGTAATGTTGCAACGTTTCCAACAAATGGCTTTGGATCGTGTCCACACTTTTTAAATAAAACTTCATGAGGTTTAGAGTAAGGATTAAGACCAAGTACTGTACCGGCATCCGAACTTGTTAATTTATTTTCTCTTTGTTTAAACCACATATCCGAACGTTGTTCATACTGAGGTATTTCTAATAGTTTATTGATTTTATCCATAATATATTATATAATTTGAAGTTTTAAATGAATTTTATTTATATATTATAATAATTAATGGAATGTCCAATTTGTTTTAATTTAATTGAACACAGTTGCGTAGGATCATGTATGCATCATTTTTGCTATAACTGTTTGTGTAAATGGATAATTAAAGGAAAAGGAAATGGCTGTCCAGTATGTAAAGAATATATATACGAAATTAAATTTGATAGGGAATTTGATAGCGTTAATAATCCTAATCAAGAGTCTATTATACTACTTTTTACTAAAAAAATTAAAATAGACTTTAAAGAACTTCCTCCTGGTATTACCATATGTAATAACCAAGAAGGAGAAGGTATTAAAATTAAAAAATTAAATAATGACGACGCCTGTTTTAAACAAGGGCTTAAAATAAACGACATTATTATGTTCCTAAACGGAGTACCTTGTAGAGATCATAAAAGTTCTATTGAAATAATTAAAAATGCGCATTTAAAAAAGAAAACTATTATATTTGATATATTATTATGAATAAAGTATTAGACAATTCAGATTTATTATATTACATCTTAAAATTTAATAGTATAAAAGAAAATACTAAAATTCAAAAAGTAAATAAGACCTTTAATAAAGTATCAAAAAATATAGTAAAAAATCAATTAAATGTTCGTAGATTTTTTGCTAGATTTAAAAAAAGAACTATTTTCCCAAGAAGAAAAACCTTTAAAAGAACATATTACACTCTCAAAAATAAATACATAAATCGCGAAGAGAGACCTATACTTTTGAGTTAAATTATTTTTTCTTATTTACTTTTTTGACGGTGACACTCGGAGCGTTCTTCTTTTTTAACTTTTTCTCATCATAGTCTTTTACTTCTTTTGCCTTCTTTGCATCGTAATTTTTTTTACAATAGTTCCATAATTCTTTTGAGCCTATTCTAAAATTTCTATCTGGTTTTGCTCTGTACCAAAATACACAATCTTGAATATTATTGCTCTTAGAAGTATTATCTAAAACTAAACAATCATAACCTTCTGTACAGCTATTTAATACGTCCTGAAAAATTCCAAAATGAGGAAAAATACCAAAGAAATTTTTATAAATCTTTTCTTGATTTTGAATAATATTTTCACGGAGAATAAAAATATAGTCTATATTTGCTCTTAAGTCTGGGGGTAAATCCATACAATACTGCATAGTTAACATAAATGAAATTCTCCAGTGTCTTCCATTCATAAAGATACCGCGAATATTAGTATCACGAATCATTTTTTTATCATACATACAATCGTCTAGCAGCACAAATACGTCTCCGTCATCTTTATTCTTTCTATCTCCGTTTATTACTTTTTTTTGACGAGTGATTACTGATTGTATAATTTCAGGTTTATATTCAGAATGAATTAAAATTTCAGGTATATAACTAGAATAAAATGCATTTCCATCTTCGGTTGCAGAAATGGCAACCCCTGCGTTAATTTTTCTCATATGATATAATATATCGGCTACGAGAGTGCTTTTTCCTGTTCCTCTTTTACCTATAAAAACACATGTCGCGGGTCCAGACCCATTTGTACGTCTTTCTTCTATACTCTTTGGATTAAATTTTGTTAAGCTAATAGACATAGTTATAATAACTTAATAAATTAAAAACTAAAATTAATCCCAGTAATTTTCTTTTAATAATACATCACTTTCTATTGTACTATAAGAGAATATAACGCTAACTAAAAATCCCACGAAAAGAGATATTATTACATTGGCGAAATCATTTGTTTTATTTTCTTTATCTTCTATTAATTTAAATGTCACAATAGATATAATAAATATAATCATGATATTAGTTAAATCTAATCTGTAAAACCACAGCATTTATTAGATATAAATGTTTTAATTAATTTAATTTTAACTTAAAAAAATAATAAATATTATTTCATATGGCGACTGAAATCAAAGATTTAAATTCTTACAATTCTATTAATAATATAGATTTTGGAGAAAAAGTCATTTTTTTTAAATTTGGAGGAGATTGGTGTGACCCGTGTAAACAACTAGAAACTAATTTAGAGTGCATTCCCGATTTAATTCTCTATAATATAGACGTAGAAAACGACGATTTTGAAAATTTTACGGTAGAAAATAATATATACACTATACCTCACACTTTCGTAAAATATAAAAACAAAACAATTGATTTCAAAGGAGTAAAGTCTGTAGAAGAACTAACTGAGCTTATATCTAACCTCAAAAATAAATAAAGATCAGTACAAATTTTGCAAAAAAATAACCGATTTAAAAATTTAGTTCATTTTTAGATCAGTTATTGATGGCTGACGCATACAAGAAGTACACGCAAATAGAACATGTTCTGGCACGACCCGGGATGTATGTGGGAGATATAAAAAATACAGAATCCTCAGAATGGGTACACTCTGATAACAAAATGATTAAAATGTCCGGAACCTGGAACCCAGGGATTTATAAAATTTTTGACGAAATTATAACAAATTCTTCAGATGAAGTTCAGCGTAATAAAAATGTAACAAATATCAAAGTTGAAATCTCTAGCGAAAGTATTAGTGTTTTCAATGATTCTGGAATTCCAATTGAAATTCACCCAGAGTATAAAGTTTATATTCCAGAACTTATTTTTTCTAATCTTTTGACCTCTAGTAATTTTGACGATACACAGCAAAGAACCACCGGCGGTCTCAACGGTCTTGGTGCAAAACTTACAGCTATCTTTTCCTCAGAATTTATAATTGAAACCTGCAGCAAAGGAAAGAAGTATGTTCAAAAATTTGAAAAAAATCTAAGTATTATCAACAAGCCATCTATTACAAAATCTAAGCAAGAGTATACTAAAATCACATTTAAACCAGATTATGAAAGATTTGGAATGAAAACACTCGATGATTTTACCAAAAAGATACTTGAAAAGAGAGTATATGACATCGGTGCTATCACACCGAGTAATGTAGCAGTTTTTCTTAACTCTAAAAATATTAAGATTAAAGACTTTTCAGATTATATTTCTTTGTATATCGGCGATAAAAAGACATGTCCTCGAACTTCATCCAACTGTGACAAGTGGAAGGTTACAGTAGCACCATCTGATAACGGTTTCCAATGTGTTTCTTTCGTAAACGGAATCTATACATCAGACGGAGGTACTCACGTGGAACACGTATTAGCTCCTATTATGAAGAAACTAACAGAAATGATTCAAGAAAAACATAAGAATGTCTCTATCAAACCACAATACATTCGAGACAATATATTTGTATTTATTAACTGTCTTATCGTAAATCCGTCGTTTTCATCACAGACAAAAGAAAAGAACATTACAAAGGCATCTGATTTTGGTAGCAAGTTTCTTGTACCTGACGAATTAATTAAAAATATCTACAAACTTGGAATTGTAGAAAGTATTATTAATCTTGCAGAAGCTAAAGAAAAGAAACAGATCTCAAAATCCGATGGAAAAAAGACTAACAGGGTCATCATTTCAAAACTAGATGACGCAAATAAGGCTGGAACTAAAGATTCTAAATTATGTACTATTATTTTTACAGAGGGTGATTCAGCTAAGACAACTGCTATATCAGGAATGTCTGTAGTTGGTCGCGATTACTACGGAGCATTTCCTCTTCGTGGTAAACTTCTCAATACGCGTACAGCAACCTATGCACAACTGTCAAAAAATGAAGAACTCAATAATATCAAACAGATTCTTGGTCTACAAGCCGGTAAAAAATACAAGAACTTGTCAGAACTCAGATATGGAAAGATTATGATTATGACAGACGCAGACACTGATGGTTTTCATATCAAAAGTCTTCTCATTAACTTTATAGGCAACGGTTGGCCAGAACTTCTTAAGCAGAATTTTATCTCATCGATGATTACACCTGTAATTAAACTATCAAAGAGAAATAATGTTCTTCCATTTTACAATCTTAGTGATTACAATAAATGGAAAGATTCGAATGATATCTCTGGTTGGAAAGTAAAATATTACAAGGGTCTTGGCACCAGTACTCGAGAAGAAGCAAGGGAATATTTTAAGAACATGAAAACTCTTAGTTACATCTCTGAGACAAAGGATGACGATAAATCACTTGAACTTGCCTTTACAAAAACAGAGGCTGATAATCGCAAGAAATGGATTCTAAATAATATCAAAAGTCCAAAAACTCTTGATTATAATCAGAATAAAGTTAATATTAAAGATCTTATTGATAAAGAGTTAGTTCTCTTCTCGATCGAAGACAACATTCGTTCTATTCCAAATTTAGTAGACGGTCTCAAGCCTTCGCAGAGAAAGATAATATATGCATGTATTAAAAGAAATCTTACAAACGAAATTAAAGTATCACAACTTGCTGGTTATGTATCAGAACATACTAGTTATCATCACGGAGAACAAAGTCTACAGGATACTATAATCAATCTTGCGCAAGAATTTGTAGGCTCTAATAATATTAATCTTCTAGAACCTGTTGGACAATTTGGTTCTCGTCTTTATGGTGGAAAAGATGCTTCAAGTCCTAGGTACATCTTTACGAAACTAAGTAAAAACTTTAAAGATATATTTAATCCAGACGACTATAATCTCCTTGAATATCTTAATGATGACGGAGACTCAATCGAACCTAAGTTCTATGTTCCTACAATGCCTATGATTCTTATAAACGGAGCATGTGGTATCGGAACTGGATTTTCTAGTGACGTGCCTTCATTCAACCCAGATGATATTAAAGAAAGACTTCTTAGACTTGTTCAAGATGAAGACGCCGACATCCCCGAAATGACCCCATGGTACAAAGATTTTAAAGGCATCGTTAAAAAGTCGGAATATAATAAATGGACAACACACGGTAAATATTCTGTTACATCAAATGTTATTACTGTTACAGAACTACCCGTAGGAACTTGGACAAATGACTATAAAATATTCCTTGATAGACTAGAAACTGAAAATATTATATACTCATATAAAAATAATTCAACCGAGTCGAATGTATACTTTGAAATTAAATTTCCTCTTGAAACTGTCATCGAATGGACTGATAATAGAGAGATAGAAAAGAAACTAAAACTTGTGAGTCACCTATCCGCAAATAATATGTACGTGTTCAATGAGAATAATGAAATTGTTAAAATGGAGACTCCAGAAGAAATTATATATCACTTTTGGAGAATCAGAAATGAGTACTATTCCAAACGCAAGGAATACCTTGTAAATAAGCTAAAACACGAACTAGACATTATATCAAATAAAATTAGATTTGTAAACGATATAATGGATGAAAATGTAATAGTATTTAAGAAAAAACTAACCGATATTCGAGATCAATTGACTAATAAAGATTATAAACTTATAAATGATTCTTATGATTATCTTACCGATATGAAGATTCATACATTTAGTGAAGACACCCTAAATACTCTCAATAATAAATGCGCATCGGTTACAAAAGAATATACAAACGTAAGTAAAACGAAGCTCAAAGACTTCTGGCTTCAGGATCTTAATTAAACTAAAAATAAAATATAAATTTATAATAAATGGCGGCGGCAGTTAAAGCTAAAGGAGGCGTTTTAAGTTCAGCTCCTTTTTTTTTGGCTTTTGTAGTTTCGTGGTTAGCATTTTCTTCACTAAATGAACTTAAAAATGCAAATGACAGTGGTTGTTGTAATGACAGCACGTGCGGTAAACAGGGTGTAGATCAAATAGCTTGGTGGACTACTTTAATTATTGGTATAGTATCGAGTGTTGTTATAGGTTTGCCTTTAATTAAAAGGATATTCATGACTTTAGGTAGAGCTTTCAGGTAAATAAAATTGTTATTTAAAAAAAAATAATTGTATAATATATAAAAAATGATGGAAAGAATGTTAAATGGTTACGTTATGCTTACACTTGTATTGTGTATAATGGCTTGGACTTCGTTTGCGTCGGTAAACGAATTAAAAGTAGCTAACAAAGATTGTTGTGAAAAGAGCACATGTGGTCAAACGGGTGTAGACCGTGCAGTGTGGTGGACAACACTTGGTGTAGGTGTATTAACTACAATTTTCCTTTTATATCATCTCATAAAGGATATAATGGATGTACATCATCGCATTAAATCTAATTTATCAGCGTCAAAGCCTGTGGCTGATCCTAAACCAGCGGTGTGGCCACCACCAAATGGTGCGTCAAATTTTGGTTATTAAATATACTGGGGCATGGTCACTAGATAACGGGATTCCTTGATTATTTTCACCTATATTTTTAAGACAAATACTTGAAGCTTGATTAATATTCTTAGTTAAGAAATAATCAAGTCTCCAACCTTTATTTCTATTTCTGCATATACTCATTCCGTTTTCTTTGCGCTGTCTTGGATCCCACCACGTATAAATTATATTATCATCATCTGATATAGCATCTTGATACCCGTTTAGAATAAGATCATCATAAAATTTAAGTTCGTGCGGATATGTACCAGGACCAGGAGGAACTTTTGATTGATCAAAATGTGTCTGTTTTGCAAGATTAAGATCTCCGCAAAATACAATTGGTTTAGAAATATTACTTAGATATTCTAAAAAGGCTGCATTAAACTCTCGTTTTGCTTCATAATTTGTTCCCGAATTAGGAGCATATACTGTTACTATAATTATAAAAGGAGTCTCTGCGATAATAATTCTACCTTCAAGATCGTCATATCCAGGTACATTAGTGTTAAACTCGATTTCTTTTATGGTGTCTTTATAAAATATAGCAGTTCCAGAGTATCTATCAGGTCCGCGTGCGTCTGTCATTTTTGATTCATTAAAGAAAGATTTATATCCAGCGATTGATATATTATAAGAATTTGCAAGACTACATCTTGTTTCTTGAAGACAAATAAAATCAGGATCATATTTTAGTAGCTTTTCCATAGAACTGTCTTGTTCTACGATTATTTTTTGATTTTTCTTAAGCTTGC